GTGTACGATGCCGGAGCCCCGTCCCCCGTTCCTCTTTAAGTGGCCAAACTCAAGCAAATGTGGGAGACGGTAATTTGTGTTATGTACCACAAAATTACCTTTCCCCATTTTTGTTTTTTTCCACGATTTGGCATACTTACCACCTTTTGCCCTTGGACTTTTTGGACTTGTGGCTTTTAATTCTTGGACGGCCTCTTCTGCTGTTTCTTCTGCTATCTTATCCACTTTTTCTTCAACTTCTGTGGAATACTCTGCTAATGCTTTAGCAATTTGACTGGCTAGATCTTGGCTCATGTCATTTTCTCCACTAAAGTCAATTCAAGGATGTTGAGGTTGATTTGATATGTCTTCAAAATCCGGTACTCCTTACCACCAAATTCAGCAAATTCCTGATTGTCATATTCAAAGCTATGAATATCAACAATCAGATTTGGACGAATTCCAGCCTGATTGGCTTGGTAAAATTCGGACCGTGTAATAGATTTCTTTTTACAAAAGATTGTAGTCTTTACTTTCTCAGTCAGATTTTGCTTGAGCTTGTCCTTGCCTGTAATTTTAAAACCTATCAATGTGATTTCATCATTCCACATCTCACACCTCTTTCTTGGAAGAGATTTGCAGATTATGCAAGCGCCATTGAAGGTGACGTGGTAGATCAACACCACCCTCATAGCGATAAGCTGAAAAGTCAACAATGAACATTTCATGGTCAGCACGATCTGGAACCAATTCAACACCCAGATTATTTGTTAACTCGCTGATGACGCTTGAGACAATCTTCTTTAGTGTTTGATCTCGCAAATTTGAAGCAATTCCTAATTTGATTTTAAGTAATTCCACTAACTGACCAGTGTCCATGCTATTCTTCCTCTTTCTTAGTTGCTTTCTTGCGCTTTGGTTTCTCTTCCGTGGCTTCTTCTGCTTCCTCAGTAGTTGTTTCCACCTCTTCAGCAGCCTCTTCTGCTTTCTTAGTAGCTTTCTTTACCACTTCATCAGTGATGAAGATTGAACCTGCTGAGTTGAAGCCTGTCAAGAGTCCTTTAACAAACTCTTGATCAGGTTCATAGTCTTTGCGTGGAAACACATCATCAATTTCATATTCATGTTGTTCTTCATCACGCATGTCCTTGAATGGACGGATTACTGTATAGGGCATGTGATACCTCCTTACGCTACAACATCAGTGTATGTGCCAAAGAATCCAGCAGCTTCATCTACTTGTTTGACATCCAAACGGATGAAGAGTCCAAGCAATTGACCATAAATGTCATTGTTAACCCATTTAACAGATACTTGAGAACGGTCAAAGAGTTTGACAAATTCAGAAATGTCACCAATAAAGAACTTCATGTCTCCTTCAACTCCAAATACAGTGTCATCTACTGGGTAGATTGTTTTTCCACCGAATGAGTAACCTGTAGGAGAAGCTACATCAGTTTGAAGCATGTAGCGTCCATCTTTGTCTTTCACTTTGTCAAGCGCTGCAAACATTGATTGAGTTACAACAATGCTTGCTTTGTAGATTGATTTAAGTTTCTTGTTGTAGATGTCTTTGATGCCATCAAATCCAGCAGCATCTGCTTGAGTTGCTGTTTTGAGGACAGCAGCGATCAATGACAATTCAGTGTTTTCGCCTTGATTAAATACTTCATCTTCTACAATTGACATGATGTCATAGTCTGCATCATCAATCATTTCTTGAGATACAGGGATATAACCACGGTAAGTCTTGATTGAGTAATCAATTTCGCTGATGCTTGGTTTCCCAAGTTCAGGATTAGCTTTCAATTCATCAGTTGAAACCATTTTGCCATCTGTTTTCTTGATAACTGGATATTTACCAGAACCACTATTTACTTGAACACGTTGGACAAGATCCAAAAGTGGATTGCGTGGCTTATCAAGGAAGTGAGGTTTCAACACTTCAGTTGGGATCAAAGCAGCGCTTCCAGAGTCTGTTGTTTTAAGACCTACGATGTCACGAGTTTGACCAGTGCGAATAAATTTAGCAATTGCGTCACGTTGTTCCAATTTCTTTCCTCCACGTTGCTCCCCGTCTGGATAAGTTGGGGCTTTCTGATTTTGTTCATCAACTTGTTTTTGAAGTTCTTCGATTTCTTCTTCAAGTTTTGCTTTTTCTGCTTGTTTTTCTTCCAATTCTTTTTGGATATCTTCAAGGCTTTTTTCAACCGTTGAAACTTCTTCTTCAGTTTCAGCACGGTCCAATTTTTCTGATTCGATTGCAGAACGTTCATTCAATTCTGTGATTGCTTCTTCCAGTTCAACAACCTTGCTTGCTTTTGCACGCATGCGTGCGCCATAAATCAATGCTTTGTTCATAGATTGTATTTCTCCTTAATTTTCATTTTGCGTTCATTTAACGCTTCAATATTGGCACGTTTCAGACATTCAAAGTCTTTCTTCCGTGCAGCAATTTCAGTCTGTGGATATGCTGGGAACGTGCAAGGGCTGACTTCAAAGATTTCAAGCTCTAGCACGGTATCAAGATAAGAACCATCTTCACGCTCAATGGTATCTACTTTGATAGGCATAAATCCAAAACTGCATCCAACAATATCCCCACGCTGTACACGGGCATAGGCTCCCATAGCGTCAGGATCATTCCTGTTGATGATAATGTCACCATATAGGCCTTTGTCATCAACTTTGAGACTAACTGTGCTGTTGCCTGTGCGTCCTAATACTAGGTTATGGTCATGATTGAATAATGCACGGATGTCAGCATTCTTGATGGCTTCTTCCACTCCTGCACGTTTGATCACTTCAAAATAGCCTGGCCACAGCTCAGTTTCTTCATCAAATCGGATGAAGTAGCCACTCAGAATCAAGTCACCAGATTCTTGTTCTTCTCGTGTCTCAAATTGAGTAGCGATGTATGAATTACGTTTCTTCATTGGTATTTCCTCCTTCCTTATTTAATTTGCTCTGATTGCCTAACTCCCCTTGTGGAAGGTAGTTTTCAAGAACAATAATTTCATCCATTTCAGGATCTGGAGTCATACCCACCCAATCTCTCCACTCGTTTCTACGCATTGCAGCACTGTTGGTCATTTGTTGAGCGACAGTTGAAAGTTCTGTAATGTCGTAAGAGTACAGTGAACGTGGATTGAATTTGAAGTAACGTGTGCTTGAAGTCAGTAGGTCTCTTGTAAGGGTTTGAGTAATCGTTGTTGCGATGCTCATGATAGTGGTATTCACAAAGTTGTTGTATTCTTCTTTGTTGAAATCTCCCACCCCCAAAACAAAAGCCGGAACTCCTAACATCCCAGCTACTGTCTTCTTATCAATTTCTACTGACTCATTCAAAGCTATGTCATTCAGACTCAATGGCTTCACTTGTTCCACTTCCATCAAGGCATCAGGAACAATCCAAGGTTCCCCTGACTGGCTTGTTGTCAAGTATTTCTTAGCGATTTTTTCCCGCCCCTCAACAGTTCCAAGTTCTTCACTGGATGAGTCCACCTTCACAATGAGGCTTGGAACGTTCTTTCCGTTCATAAAGCCCTTCTTGGTCTGTGTAGCCATGTTCAAATTGCGTACAATGTCTTTCAAGGCCAATCTAAAACCGGTCCCAATATAAGGCCGGTCTGGATCAGGATTGATGGCGAAGTGAACTACTTCATCCGGATTGAAATCAGTGTCCCTGAAGTGGATCATGTATGTTAGATCATTACTCTTGAACGACACTTCTGACATTGGGAATGGTCTGAGATTGCTGATATAGTCAGTCATTGGATCATATTCCACATGTAGCACAGAATTTCCATCGCCAAATAGAAGTAAGTCTCTGACGATCTTGAAGATCCATGATTTTCTTGTCATGTGATCACAAGGGTTGATGTCAATCTTACGGGCTAACCCGTCCTTGATTCGTACATCACCAGATTTTGTGTTTTCCATGAGCTGAATTGTCATGTTTGAGACCATATCAGCAATTTTATTGACTGCCATGATCACATCTGGATTTCTTGCCAGTGGAATATAGCCATCACCGTCATACATGATGCCCAGATCAGAATTGCCAAAGCTTGTGAACATCGTCTGAGACTTGCCACGCTTGAATAATTTGTCAAAGATTCCCATATTTCTCACCTCCTTTCTACTTAATCAAAGTAAGCCATCACATTCTTATTCTTACCAAGGTTAGCAAGTGCCTGTATACAAGCAAAAACGCTCGCATCGAACAAGTCAATTCTTGCTGTACCGCCATCCCCGTCTAACTTCTCATACTGGACAGCATCATCCACTTTCTCGATGGCTCTGACATTGCTGACACAATACTCATAAGCGTCCGAATGCACATAATAAAATTCTTTATTCTTCACTTTCAATTCAATTCTTCTGAATCCCTCTGATTTCAAATAGAATAGCTGAGGCTGGTCAATCATTTTGAATTTAGCCTGCTTCATTTTGAGCATAAACTCTCTACCAAATTTCCTATCCATACCGACAGCAGCAATTTTGAAGCCTTTCTGTCGCATTTCTATGAACCATTTAACAATGTCATCATAGAGGACGGTTGGAGTGTTGCTCATTGTCAGCCAGCCATCTGATTGCCACCCGAATAGTGGGATACCATCATCATTGGCTTTCTTCTGAGCATTAACACGAGGGAAGAAAGCGTGTGTGATACATATATCAACATCTTTTTCACCATCATTGTACACACCATAAAGAGCAGCAGCGGTCAAGTCATGCAGTCTTGAAAGGTCAGCTCCTCCATACCAGCGAATAGGAAGCCTTGCAAGCTCCTCAATGGTCCAGTCATAGCAGTCATCACTAGCAATGAACTCATCAGGATTGAAATAAGCGTTCATTGAGTTGGTGAAGACATTCAATGTCTTATTAAAGAACTCATTTCTGGTCTGTGGATCATTCAAAGCCTGTTCTGCTTCTTCCTTGAGGGCTTTTAGTGAGACAGTCACACCCCATGAGGGATTAGCCATCTTCAACACATTCTCATCCAAGTAGTCTCCCACATCTCCATCTGTTGCCTGATTCGCTTTGCAGATGAAAATGAAGAATGAATCATCTTTGACCAATTCTTTCAGGACCTTCTGACAGTATTTCAGACGGTTAGCAAGGAAGCCTGTTGGAATGTCCCCAGCTGTGGAGATAACAAAAAGCATACTGTTCCGGTATGCTGACATTGTTTTCTTCATAAGACCGTATTTCTTGGAATTTCTCATTGTATGGGCTTCATCTAGGATGATGACATTCCCATTGAGAGAGTCAAGCCTGCTTTCATCATTGGCTAGTGCTTGAATAAAAAATGAACCCTCCTCGCCAAAATTGGCAGTGATGGAGTGTTCTTGGTTGTTATCTTTGATTCGGATGTTTTTGTCATTCCATCGCTCAACATTGAACCGCAAGAATCCAAAGGCTTCCAAGGCTTGCTTTACAGAATTTGCTACAATATAGCATTTTGAACCGCTATCTGTATCTAGAATCTGATAAGCCAGAGCGATTGCAGCAGTGAAGGAAGTCTTGCCGTTCTTTCTGGCAAGCATGATCAAGGCTTCTTTGAAGCGTCTTTCATTTGTTCCCTTGATGTAGAATCCAAAGAGATTGACCACCACAAAATGTTGCCACGGTTGCAAAAGTAATGGCTTATTACGGATAGAGACCGCAAACATATCATCACCCTGCTGATGGACAATTGTATGTTCAATGAAATGAACGACAAAATCAACCATGTCTTCATCCATTTCAAATTCTGGATTGTCTAAATCTCTCAGAAAGCGTGATGCTGCCAAAATATTCTCTTCACAATGCTCTTCCTGATGGTCCAGAACGTGTTGAGCGTATTCTTTAGCTTTCTCCACATTACCCATCAGCGCTCACCCGTTTCTTCTTAATCTGGTCTTTAAATTTCAGAACCTCTGTGAGAACTGACCCATTGTCTTGCTCTACTACTTCACCCAATGACTTAGGATTCATCATCAGTTGATTTGAATAGCTGAGTATGTCTTTTCGTAGAATTTCCATTGCTGTGAGAATGGGGACCTTGCGCTCATTCTCAGCTCCTGCCTTATTCACATAGACATCTGTGACAGGATAACCCATTTCAGCATAATCCT